TTTGCAAGTTTCTGTGCCCAGATCATATCATCTAGTTTTACATCTTCACCATTAGCAATACATTTACAGATAAACTCCAGTCGTAGACGGTATTGTGTAGACAGCATAAATCTAAATCACATCTTGATTATTTATCATCGACCCTTTTGACCAATTTTTTGCAGAGATTTTTTATCCGACTTTTTTGAAACTAAAAGGTCGATTTCGTTTTGGCAAAAAAAGGGGATCTTTTTTTAGACCCCCCCCTTTATATTACATCTCTTCGTTAGCAAGAGAGTCGAAGTAACTATAGTTGTCCTCATCCTTTTTAAGGAAAGGAGAACTTGACGTGATATCTGGATCATTAAATCCAGAGTTCAATGTACTCAGTTCTTCTTTCATAGAAGCAGGAACAGGCATCACTTCACGCTCTTCATCACGAACTTCTGCAGCAACACGGGCACCGCCAAGCACCATCCCAAGACGGGTCTTCAGTTCATCATATGACTTGAAGTTACTAGCACCAGTGAACTCATTTAGATCATACATTTTGTTGTAGATCTCTTCCAATTGCTCGTCNTCAAAACGACCAAGTGTTGAAGGGTTACCGAAGGCAGAAGCATCATAGTTCCAGAAACCTGCAACCTTCTTGATGCGAAGATTGAAGTCAGCACCTTGCCAAAGATCAAAAGGATTGACTGGTTCTTGACCCTTAAATTCAGGTTGCATAGATGCAATGATCTTGTCATGAATCTTCTTACCATACTTATAGAGGAAGACCTGACCTTCGTTCTGAGGGTTAGCAGGATCATCAATAACATAGATGTTACTGTAGTAAGACAGTTTACGCTTCTGCTTACGTGCAACTTCCTTATCGCTATCAAGACCGCTGTTCCACAACAGACGATTTGCCTCACTTACAGGATCTTGTTGTCCAAGAGTAGTAAGGGAGTTCTCAATGTACCATCCACCAGGACCTTGGAAAGCATGACTCCATACTTTTGCCCAAGGCATATCAGAACCTTCGCTAGGAGGTAGGAATCGAATGATNGCACTACCTACACCATCTTTACCCATGGTAGGTTTCCAGAGTCGCTCATCGACATAACCTGAAACACCTTCTACCTTATTAATTTCTTTATTAAGCTTCTCTAGAAGAGAACCTTGTGTTTTAAGTGATCTGAAAGACATTTGTATTCTCCGTATTGTTTGGATTGTGTCGTATTGACTGGATTATCATAGCATAGTCACTAGTCATTGTCAAGGAACTGGGAACGCAAGTTCTGAATAGACGAGCGACCTAGTTTAAAAATCTCAGGTCCAATCTCCGTGGTGGGCATCCCCATCCTCTTTGCTTGGGTTCTGAAATTTTCCTTTACTGTCTGACTATCTTCGTCATTGGAAAGATTCACTCTTGTATATAGGATCTCCTGCATATCAATTAATCTTTCCATTTTCTTAAGAAGTTGTTCCTTCTCATCATCTGATTGCATTTGTATTAGAGGCAGTGACATATAAATTTCTTTATATAATTCATGCATTGACTCTACTTCTTTGCGAACAATCTCTGATGAGAATAAATTCTTGTCATTCATAGTTTCTGTAGTACCATTTGCTTAATTCGTGTTGGATCCTCCTCAATAAAAGGATCATACTTATGTAGAAGAAACGATAACTGCTTCCAGATAACATCATCCTTCAATAAGTTATCATACCTACTAACAAAATCAGTAATTTTGTTTAGCATAATGAGGGTTTCCAACATCACCCTACCACCAAGATATGATTTCAGTAATTGAGAATGTCCCCTACTACATTTGAATACCTCATTAAAATTTGTTGAAAGAGTAGAAAGATTTTCAATATCCTGCCCAAACAAATAAGTAATACTCTGCATCTTTCTCTTCCACTCCATATAATTCTTGTCATTCATCTGAAGGACATGAAAATTAGAGTTGACTAGAAAATTAGATACAAAGTATTGTTCTAGTTCTTCTGCTGTATATTTTCTGGAGAGTTTCTCAAAAAAGTAAACATCATTCCTCTCCATAAATTTTTCTTGAGATACTTTAATACTTCCTTGGTAGTGAAAGTAATCATATGTTTTACGACTGAAGTGTGTCTTCAGTGCAACATAAATTTGATAAACCTCAAAAGGGTACATAATTAAATAGGTAGAACACCTCTGGTTGTTTTTTTAATGTAGTTAAGACGAGTTGCCTCTGCCTTAATCTTTTCTTTCAGTGAGGGTGCAATCAATTTTACAACTGATTCAATCTCAAGGTCTTTTGAATCACAAAAATCAACAATAGCATCAATGTAATTTAATGTCTTGTTACTATCTTTGACAATGTTTTCAATAGTCATTGAAAACTTGTTCTTGTCCATAAAGTTCTCGTCAATAAGTTCATTAATGTTTTTGTTTTTANTGGGCATCTTTGTACTCTGCAATGTAATCTTTTAGCAGAGGAACATAATCTTCAGGATCTTTAACAAAAATTTGTGTGTCCCCTGTTTGGCATGTGATTAAAGTAACGATCTGATCGACCTTGATACCGGATCGTTCCTCATACATCTTAGCATACCCTGTCTCTTGAACAAAATAACTTTCAATCCAAGATTCTTTCTTTTCTTTACCAGAAGTTTTAAAATCTATAATTGAAAGTTTGTTGTCAAACTCAGCAATGCAATCAACCCTGCCAGCGATCCCAAACTCATGACTATAGAGAGGTGCCTCTTGGAAATGAATGTTGTTGATTCTACTGAGCATGGACTTTGCTTGATTGAATAGTATCAAAGCAAGATAGTCGTTTTTATACTTATCTAAACTAAGATCATTGTTTAGATAATCTTCGACAATACTATGTAGTTTTGTCCCAACATTTGCTGCACGGGATGAGATTTTATTTGCTTCCTCATTCCCTACTCTCTTCCTCCATTCTGCAATTGACTTGCGTTTACGATAGGAACAGATAGTAGACATAGATGTATACTGACTATCACCTACAGCATAAAATCTCTTTCCACTAGGAGCAGTAGTCGCCTTGATGTCCTCAAGGAGGACACCCATATTAACATGATTAAACATTAAGCAAACCCAAGGTGCATTTTACTGATGATGTAACTCTTAATGAGTCCACTTCTTACGATGTCATTGACATCAAATTCAATACTTTCAAACTCATCCATAACCTCAAGAATTTTCATGAAGTCAAGGATACCATTCTTCTCATTCGTTTTGATAAGATCAGTTTGAAGAGCATCACCTGCAAAAATAATCTTACAGTTCTGTCCAACACGTGTAATAATTGAATCTAATTCATGGAAGTTTAGATTCTGACATTCATCAACAATGACAATAGAATTGTCTAGTGTAGTACCACGAAGGAATGAAGTAGACCAGAACGAAATAGTTTCCTGTGCTTTCAGATTGTCATACAACATGTTATATGCTGGATCATCAGGCATCTTGAACATATGCTCAACCATATTCTTATATGGAATCTGATACAAATTTGACTTGTCATCATGATCTCCAGGGAGGAAACCAATCTCTCTTGTAGGTACAAGAGATCTAACTAAGTACAGTTTCTCATATGATGAAGTGCCAGTCAAGATTTCTCTCAATGCTAAGTACATAGCAACAAAAGTTTTACCTGTACCGGCACATCCATAAAGAAACAAATGCTTTCCTGCATCGTAAGCATCAAATGCTTTAATTTGATTATCAGTAAGAGGTTCAACCTCTCTCAGATGCTCAATATTGATTGGTTTCTTACGTCTCATTTGCTTTGGAGTGCTGTTAGCAAAATCGAACTGGGTGTCCTTTCTTCTTCTTGGCATAAACTTTAATGAGTGTCGATGTTAGATCTAATGTTTGCTTTTTTAATTGACTTCAGAACATCCCTAAACCCGTCAGGAACTTTATTCTTGACGCCAGCATCAGCAACAACACCAGGAAATGAATCATGATACTGTTCAAGATGGGGATTATCCAGTTTATATTTATCGAGAACCGTAAAACTCATACGAGTTTCAGTGATCTCTCCAGTGTCTTTATTCCTGAACTGGTACGTCGGCATCGCCTTCCCCCTCCTTTTGTTTATTGAACCCAAATGGACCCGCTGACTTTTCTTCTAGTGCTGCCTTCAATGCAACACCACCGATTGCTTCCATACATTTAAGAATGTCTTCGGTCTTAGCACCTTCACCAAGTTCTTTGGCAATGTACCAATACTTTGGCCAGAATGTTTCTCCTGCCCTTTGATAATC